TCCTGAGTAACGCCCGGTCTCAACTTGATCTCGTCGTAATATTTACTCTTAGTCTCTTCTAAAAAGCCTTTGGCTTTTGCAACTTCTTCTTTAAACGCAAGTTTCTTTTTGCGTATATCTTTGTCCTCATCTAAATCTTCATCATATTCAAAATCTTCTAAAAGAAGCTCTACATCCGAGCTATCTAAATAAGGTTTATTTTTTTTGTAATACTCTTTTAATAATGTTTTATCATCTACATTAGAATAGTCCGCGTTTAAACGAGCATAATCTTCTATAGTTCCACCTGTTTCTTCCATAAATGAAACTAATTTTTCGATGTTATCTGGTAATTGTCTACCTAGTACTTTCTCATCTCTAATAGCTTCTTTAATTTCAGTTTCAGCTTTTTTAACCTCTTCAGCTGTAACCTCTTTTAATGGAATAAACTCTTCTATTTTTTCCTCGGTGGTCCGTACTTCTTCAGCCACTGCTTTGCTGTCGCTACTGTCTTTGGACTCTTGGACAATAACATTGCTATCATTTGTCTCTTGTGTTTGAACGGCATTGGTTTCTTGTTTTACTTCTTCTTTAGGTATTACCACTTTGGTAACTTCCTCTTCAACTTTTTTCACTGGCTCTTTTAGTTCAACCTTAGTGATTTCGTTTTTTTTACCTAAATTCTTAGGTTTTCTTGGCTTAGCCTTCATTTTGAAGTCGCCCTCTTGTTTTACTTCTGACATAATATAATATAATTAAAAATTGTTTACTTTCTACATGAAAGCTTGCATACCCATATCGGGTTCGTTTTCAAAGTCTTTAGGTAAGCTATCGTTTTTACGTTGGCTTATCATTTCGCTTTGCTGTGTAGCTTCCATTTTGCTACGTTTATCTTTTCTATCTTCTATAGCTGATTCTTTTTGCTGCATTGCCTGAACTTCTAGTTGCTTTAATTGCATGTCATATTCAAACTTTTGCTGCATTTTAATTTTTTCTAAATCAGCTGCTATTTGCATTTTGTTTATTTCCATTTGAGCTTTAGCTTGTTCGTACTGAACCTTAGACCCTGATATAGCTTCTTGTTTTTGAACTTCAGCCATAGCTGTTTTTTCAGCAGTACTAGCTTGAGCATCTGCTTGAGCTTGTATATTAGCTTGTTGATTAGCTTGATCTTGAATAGCTTTTTGCTTACGCTTAACTTTAAGCATTTGATTAGCTAATTTAAGATTTTTAATTTGTCTTAAATCTATAGCGTCTTCAAGGTCTATACCACCTTGACCTAAAGCAACTTGTATGTTTTGCTCTAACTTAGCTTGCTCTTCATCATCTGGCTCTAACTCTAAGAATATACCAAAGTCATATAAGTTTAAATCAACAACCTGTTGAAGTGTCTCAACATTAAAAGTTGATATAGAGTTTTTAAGCGATTGAGCTGTTAATGGAAAATGTAAAGCGTCTGCTATTTTAAGAGACACGTTTTCTGCTAGCTTTAATGTTAGATATAAACTAGCTTGTTTAATATGTCTAGTTGCAACATTAGATGCGTTAGCTGCCATCTTTTGAAGACCTACTAACGAGTTTTTATCTTGTGAGCTTCCATCTCTAGCTTCGTTTAATCCGGTCACATCACGTATCATTTGTAAATAATATTGATATGCTTGAATAAGTGCTTGTATTTTACCTAAACCGCTTGAGCTATTAAGTTCTTGAATAGGTACTTTACCTGGATTCATATCACCGTCTTGCGTCATTGATCTACCTACAATAGAACCAGTTTGGAAATACATATTCAATGCCTCTGCAGGATTATAATTAGTACCATTTCCAAGATCAACCTCAGCTAAACCATCCATGTCTAAATAAACACCGTCTGGTACCATTCTAGACATTACCTGTTGCAATTTAAGGTGTGTTAGTTGAATCATATCTGCAAACCCAATGCATTTGCTTACAACAGACTCTATACGTCCCTTATACATTCTAGGGGCACATATTGTGTAGTTCATTTCAACTTTAGTTGTGTCTGCCATTGGTCTAGACATGTTCTCTGCTAAACTCCAGTCTAATATAGTATTAGTTCCTAAAACTTTAGCTCCAGTATATAAAACCTCTATTGATCTAGATACTCTTTCAAAGTTGTCATTTTCAGGCGGATCAAATGTATCTGGCTTTTCTAAAGCTTTTAATAAACCTGAATCTGTTTGCTTTATTTTAAATACTTGATTATGGTAAGTCTTGTATTCAAAGTACATAACCTGCACAGTGTTTTCGTCGTAATTACCCCAACCTGTTATATATTGCCTGTTACCAGGTGTTTCTTGTATTTTCTTTAATTCCTCTTCTGATATACCAGGAAACTCTTTTTTAAGTTCTGGTATTGTTATAGATTTTACTTCACCTACATAATATATGTCTTCAAAGTTTGGATCTTCTGTATATGAGTAAACCATATAAGCAGGATCTACGTAATCAACTGTAATTCCTTCAGCTGTATTAAAATTAGTTTTACCAGCAGCAATACCAATAGTTGTAAGATCCATATTTAATCTACGTCTTACAAGATCATATTTATTTTGAGCAAACACAGTTGATATAGCTTCTTCTTCAGCTATTTCAATTGACTGCTTATAACTAAGCTGCATGTGTAACTCAAGCTCTTCTTTAGATTCTGGAACTACAACTCCGCTTGGCGATTGATATAAATCAATACCTAGTGTTTGCTTTAAATTGTCTAAATACTCCTTAGCAACCATATCCTCTTGAAGCTTGCTTGCATATTCAGTTCTTCTTTTAACTGAGCTAGGATCTTGAGAGTAAGCTTTTATGTCGTAAGACTTTTGAGATATACCGTTAACTACGATGTCTACGAACTTAGATAAAATAGGTACTGGTTTCCAGTCTAAATTAAGATAAGACAAATCACCGTTAATAGATAATTCATCTTTATATTTCTGCACAGGTTGTTCACCTCTAGCGTATAGTCTTAATGTATGGAAGTTATTCCAATTAGTTAAGTATCTGTTACCTCCAGCTCTTCCTTGGTCAAACCACTCGTACTCTATTGCTTGAGCAACTTGAGTTCCGTATTCCCAGCTAGCTTTTTCAGCATCGCTTACTACTTGGCTTGGAAAAGCGCTATTGGTGTTAGTGTATATACCCATTTAACTTATTATTTTTGATGTGACACCTTTGTTGTCGTATTTTTTAATTCCTAAATCTACAGCTTCTCTTCTAACTGGAGCAGACGGAGCGTATCTATGTTTATTACAAGCCATCAATGCTAAACCAGAACTAATAGAAGCATCATGCTTTGTTCTATTGTTTATATTAAACTTAGCCCAATCTTCTAACGTTCTTTGAAAGTACATATCGCCGTAGCCTGTGGTTTTTAAACCTACAAAATCTTCTATATAAGATTCAATTGCTGCTGCGTGTGCTTGTTTTATATCTTCACTTGAATTTGGTATTCCACCTAATTCTTTTTCTGTTACTGATAATTTATTATATTTTCTATCTGGTCTATTTATAGAGAACTTTCTATAACCTCTTCTTTTTAAATGATATAATAATCTAGGTTTATTATTCTCTGCTAGTATTGGCATACCATAAAAAACCAAAGCCATTAAAACATCTTCAAAAAATATTTCAGCGGTTTGTGGTCTAGCTATATATTCTAAAAAGAAATGATTCGGAGGCACGTCCTCCATACTAAACTTAGTTAAACCGTGTAAAGATCCATTTGATCCTCTTTTATCAACTGTACCTGATATATCGTAGCTATCACAGCCAAAAGCTCCGCAGTGCTCATTACCTGGATATTTAAGTCCACCCTTTATTATCACACGATTTTGTAGATTTAAAGGTGGAATCCAGGAAACTCTGAATCTACCATTTTTATTTGGTACAAACATAACCCTCGTATCTTTAACACCATTCTCCCATTGAAAGCTTCCTTGAGTAACGTTAATTGAGTTCTTAAGATCTTCATTAAAATCTATTTGCTCGTATATTTTTGTTAGGTTAAATAAAGATTCTTTAGACTCATCTCTAAACGCGTGTTTTGTTGTGCGTGGAAATTGTCTATAAAATTCATTTAAACCATCTTGATCGTTTCTAAGACCTTCAACTTCATTTTCCCAATACTCTATTACTCCCTGCGTTATAATATCTCCGAAAGGACCTACTGTTTCTTTTTTTGGTGTGTTGAATACAGGAAAGCCATAAGAATCAATGTAGCCTTCGTAGTTCCATTCCATAGGTATGAACAAAGAATATAGTCCTGAGCGAGTCTGTCCATTGGCGTTTCTTTGTGTAACATCTGAGTCATTGTAAAGTTTTTTAAAGTTATCACCACCTTTGTCTAAAGCATTAGATGTTGATCCCATCATACACTTGCCTATAATTCTAGACCCAAGTCTTAAACAAGTTCTTGTTACCCTCCAGTTGTTTAATATATTTGTTGGTCTCTCCCACTTTCCACTTTCGTCGTGTACTAGTAGTTTTAATTTCTCACCGTCATAAGAGTTATCCCCTGTGTTTTTCCAGTCGATCGTTGTGTCGAGCCCTGTGATCTCTTGTAGCTTCTCGTTTGAATCGAGTTTACGCCTTGTGAACTTTGATGCTGGTACTCTGTACGCGAGTTCTGTCTTCGGCCTGTCCATACCGTCTTGTATTGGTTTGAAAAAGAAGGGGTAGTTGACCGATATTGGGACAACTTTGTCAGTAAACATCTTCTTTGCATCAGGTC